CTCTGGTTGTCGGCTGGCTCCGCGAGGAGGCGACGAAACGCGGCCTGCCGTTCCTCGACGCCGCTGGTACGGTCATCGTCAGGCGAGCAATCAGCAACGCGAGGAGGCGGGGCGATGGCAAAGCGTAGGACGCCGCAGGACAAGAAGCCGGCCGTGCACAGCAGCATGGACGACGCCGAGTACGACGACGACGACGAGGGGCCGAACCCGGTCCCCGACGAGGATGGCAATGTGGTGTTGAGGAGATCGGCAACTCAGGGAGGAGACAATCGTGGCAAAGCAAAAGACACCCGGCGGAAGCCTGGCCGACGCCGTTGAAACGGCGGTGCAGAACCAGCGGCCCGGCTACACCAGTTGGTTTCACAAACTACCGCCAGAGGCACAGGCCGAGTTCCTCGAGGCGCGGCGGCGGTTTGACCACAGCCGCCATCAAAAGACGGCGTATGCCAGAGCCTTGATCGCCGAGGCCAAGTCCCGCGGCTGGGCCACGGCCGGCGAATCCGTCCTCACCAACTGGCTGGGGCAAAAATGACGAAGCCGCTCGCCGATGCCGTCGATGACCGTGCCGCCGATGAGCAGCGGCTGGCGTCCGACGCCGAGCTCGCCCGGCTGCGGTCAGAGGTGGCCGGGCTGAAGGGCCGGTACAAGGCGGCGTTGTCGCAGATCGACCGCGAGAGGGAGCGGGCCGACTCCCTCGTGCAACTGCGGGGCATCCAGCCGCACGTCCGACATTCTGGAAAACGGAATACGGCAAAGCACCCGGCCACGATGGTTGTCCTGCTGTCCGACATCCACTGCGAAGAGACAGTCCGCCCCGAGACTGTGAACGGCCTGAACGAGTTCAACCTCGACGTGTGCGACGCCCGGCTTGCGGAACTATGGTCCCGGTTCTTCGCCATGCTTGAGCACGAGCGGCAACTGTGCCGCATCGACCGGGTGTGCATCTGGTTGGGCGGCGACCTGATCAGCGGCATGATCCACCCGGAACTAGCCGAGGAGAACGCCCTGCACCCGCTGGCGGCGAAACGCTGGATCGGCTCGCGGCTCCGCGGGTTCATCGACTCAGCCAGCGAGCATGTGAAAGAAATCGTGGTAGCGACTTCGTGCGGAAACCACGGCCGCACCACGGAGAAGCTGCGGACCAACGAGGCCGACACGTCGTACGAACACGACCTGTATCTCACGATGCAGGCCGAGGAGCGGCGGAAGAACGTCCGCTGGCAGGTCGGCGAAGGGCACCTGAACTACGTGGACCTTGACGGGTTTCTGGTGCGGTTCTGCCACGGCCATGCGATCCGCTACCAGGGCGGCATCGGCGGTATCCACGTCCCGCTGAACAAGGCGGTGGCTGCGTGGGATGCAACGACAAGGGCGAGTCTCACCTGCATAGGCCACTGGCACCAGTTCAGTTGGAGCCGCTCAGGACGCTACGTCACCAACGGCAGTGTGATTGGACACTCGGCATACGCTATCCGAATCAAGGCCAACTACGAGCCGCCGTGCCAAGCCGCATTTGTGATCGACCACGGCCGGAACGAAGTGACCAAGGCCTATCCCCTTTTCTGCGACCGTGACCTGAGGAGCAAACATGACGACGACACTGGAGCAGGCAAACGCCGCGTTGAAGGCGGCAGTGCACGAGCGGCTGGGAAACACGCCAGCCGATGACCCGAAGATGGTCGGGTACTCGCCGTTGACGGAACCTCGGCAGGTTGTCGCAAGTACCGAGGACTTGCAAAGCGAAGAGTCGGACGTGCCCTATATTGAGCACCTGCTGCAGCGTCAGCGGGGCGATTCGCTCCTGAGCGACACCTACGCCGAGTGGGAACCGGGGTTTCGCCCGGTCTCGCCGGCTGAGCAGACGCTGCGTGACGCAATCGCCACGATCCGCGACAGGCACGGCAAGTACGGTCCGCCTACGGAACACTTCCAGAGGACGGCATCGCTCGTCAATGCGGCGTTCGGCACGAGTTTCACCGCGGCCGACTGGGCATTGGTCATGGTGCTCGACAAGATCGCCCGCCAGATGGGGCCAGCGGCCACCGACGACGCTGCCATCGACATCGCTGGGTACGCGGCCTGCCACCAGGAGTGCCGACGTGCCTGATGCCCTGCCTGACGCCTACCTTGAGCAGTGCGAGCAGGACGCCCGCCGGTTCAGCGGTGCGTACACCGGGACCAGCGGCACGCTCGCGGCCCACGTCATGCGGCTGCTCGCGGACCGCGAAAGGCTGGCTGAGGAGTTGGCGGTAGAACGGGCGCGGAGGCAGGACGCATGATCGCTCTGTACGTCCTCTCGGCGTGGCTCGCCGCCGACGTTGCCACGGGCATCGTTCATTGGTGGGAGGACCGCTATGGCGACCCCGCGTGGCCGGTGCTGGGGCGGCACGTCGTGGAGCCCAACATCCGGCACCACTCTGAGCCCCGGGCGTTTCTGGCCGGCGGCTACTGGCAACGCAACTGGACTACGATCCTGCCCGCGGCCGCCGTATCGCTCGTCGCCCTGGCGGCGGGGCAGCACTGGCTCGCCCTTGTGGCGGCGTTCTCCAGCCAGGCCAACGAGGTTCACGGCTGGGCACACCAGCGATGCTCACGCCCGATACGGGGGCTGCAACTCATCGGCCTGCTGTCGTCGCCAGACGGGCATGCGGTCCACCATCAATCGCCGTTCAGTACGGACTTCTGCGTCATGAGCGACTTGATGAATCCGGTGCTTTCGGCGGTCGGATTCTGGCGCGGGCTGGAGCGGGCCGTGGGCTTGGCCGGCGTGCATCCGAGAGCGGAGCGAGAGACTGCTTGACCGGGCGGCGGGTTGCAGGCGACGACGTGTCCTCCTCCACGTTGCCGCCTCCCCGCTTGCTCGGGTCAATCCCAAGAATCGCCAGCCTTGTGCGGATGCTCCTCAAAGTCTCCGCACCAATCGGCCGTACAGACGATTGGCCACTCTGGTGCGTAGTGGTCGCTTTCGTCTCGGCGTGGGCCGAATCTCATCCTTAACGGCTGCGGCGCATACTTTCGGCACTCACCGTCTGTTCCGACTGTGATCTCCCGAAAAAACCTGCACCGCTCGCAAGTCTTTGATTGGTCGCCATCCAGGCCGTCATCGTAATCGTCATCGTGCATCTGCTGTCCTCCATTGCGGGGAGCCTAGCGGGTTCATGCAACGTCTTCACGCATGGAAACGGATGGCACTCGGTGTCACCGAATGACATGCCTCACGCTGCCGGTCTATCCCCGTCCTGCGGCGGGCCTTCGAGGTCCAGCGGCGGCAGGTAGTCGAGGGCCGACTGCTGCCCGGTGATCGCCACGTCTAGGTAGTGGTCCTTCGTCGTTTTCGGGTTGGCGTGCCCCAGGTGGTCGGTGGCGTCGCCGCCCCCGGCCTTGACGTAGGAGCCCGACGCCTTGCGGATGGCGTGAAAGCCCCTCGGTTTCACGCCGGCCCGCCGGCAGAGCATTCGCAGCGACTGGAACAGGCTGTTTGCCACGCGGTGCTCCGTCCACGGCCAGACGAGATCGGAATCCGTCCGGCGGTGGAGACGCAGCTGCCGGGCAAGGTCCGGGTGGATTGCCCGCTGGATCGTCTCGATGCCGCCCTTGCGGGTTTCCCCAAGGAACGTGATCCGGCAGGCGTCGAGATCCACCTCGGACCAGCGGAGCCGCATGTGGCTGCCGATCCGCTCGCCCGTGTACCAGAGCGACTGAACCAGCGTTGCCCAGAACCATGGTGCTGGGATGCCGCCAATTGAGCCCTGACAGGCCCGGGCCGCTCGGACGAGCGATGACACCTCGGCGACCGTGTAGCCGCGTGGCGGCCGCGTAGGCACCTTCAGGCGTGGCAGGTCTGGGAACTCGGCCGCGATCCGCTTGCGGGCGGCGAAGTTCCACAGGGCACTCAAGTGGGCCTTGTCCTTGGCGACCGACGCCGGCGAACAGATGCGGCCACGGTGCGGCGTGACCGCCCGCCACCGCAGGAACTTGGCAATGACGAGATCATCGAAGTCGGTCGTTACCGGCTCGCGGCCGAGGAAATCCTGCAGCCGGTCGATGGAATGCCCGAACAGAATCACGCTCCTCTGCGACAGGTTGTGAAGCGGTGCATACCGCTCGGTCAGTAGGTCTCGGATCGTCATCGCCAGTCCTCCCGGTGTGGTTGCTGGCACTAGTGTACAAACCTTTAGTGGACAGCAAAAGCATTCCCATGCCCTCCGCTGCTACTTTTGGCCAGCACCGTGATTTTCGCCGGTTGTAGGACTGCAGGTTTCGGCATCGTGCCGGGCCTGCGGATTCTGCGGTTTGGGCGGATTGGACAGTTTGACTGTTGCGGTTTCGCCACTACGATTGGGGCATGATCGCCATGGCCGTTCACGATGACTGGGTCTCGGTTGCCAAGGCAGCCGCAATCGCCGGCTGTTCTGAGCAGTTCATCCGGCGTGAACTGCTCGAGCACCTGCCGGTCGACGACAAGGGAAAGCCCACGTCGGACCGGACTTACGGCGGCCGCCTCGATGGATGGCTCGTCAACGGTCGGGCCTGGAGCGTGAGCCGGGCGTCGGCGGAAGCCCTCAAGGGCACCCTGTCCAGCCGGGCTGGCAAGCGGAAGCGGGCGACTGCACGTCCGACAAAGAAGCGGAAATCCCGCTAATCCCCGACAAAACGGGGCGTCCAAAGGAATCTTCTCAAGTCCTCTTGACGGTAGTTGCGATACTGCTACTATGTGGGGGTCGGGCGTTTGAGACCTGACGCAACGCAAACCGGAAGACGAAACGATGAACGCTGAAATCAAGATCATCGGCATGAGCGACGAGGAGACCTGTGGCTGCTGCGGCAAGACGAACCTGAAGCGGACGGTTCGCGTTCAAGTGAACGGTGAGGAGCAGCACTGGGGCGTGGTGTGTGCCAGCAAGGCCCGCGGCGAGCGAGGATCTGCCACCGACACTAAGTACCTCATGCGAGCCGCGAAGTTTGTCACGCTTGCCAAGAAGATCCTGACCAGCGGCGGCACGATGGATCAGGTCTCGCGGCTGCCATGCTCGTGGCCGTGCCGGATCAACGACGGCAAGTTTCAGGCTTTCAACATGGTCAACGTGCTGATCGCTGAAGTGGCCCTGTGATCACTGCTACCTGCTCGCCGGCACTCTGGCCGGCGGGCACAACGGCCAAGGAGGGCCACGTCATGCACCGCCTTTCGAACCTCATGCCCGCACTCGTCCTCGTCCGCATCGGCCAGGAGCTCGGTACCAACTCGCCAGCGGCCCGCGCCGTGCACGACCTGCTCGAACTGCTGTCCGCTGTCCCTTGGAAGATTCTTGGTTGACCCTAGTTGCCGTACCGCAACACCCGCTATACACAACTATTAGTCCCACAATCGCTGTTTTCCCCGTGCGCCACGCACCAAAATCTGAGTTGACACCTAACTGTTCGGCCGTACACTGCCCCACCACACGAAGGAGAGCCCCCACCATGAACGACCCGCACCACAACGAGTACCTGGCCGCCGTCGCCGCGATGCCCGAGCACACGGTTTCGGGCGGCACCACGCGGCTCATCGACGGCCAGTTGGTCACGACCTACGCGGTCGGCGACCGCATCCGGTGGACCGACAAGGGCCGCACGCTCGCCGGCGTGGTGGTCGAGGTGCTGACACACGACACGTACCACGTTCGGCGGCATGTCCCAGACCGCGGCAACCTGCACTACGCGGTGACGGCCGACCAGATCGTGCCGTTCTAACCCAAGAATTCCCGGGGGAAATGGCACGGGGGTTGCCCCCCCCACCCCCCCCGCGTTTACGTTTGTCCCCCAACACAAAGGATCACGCACGTTCAGGACCGCCGGAAGACGGAGTCATTCGGCGGAAGGAGTGGGGCGGAGCCCCAGCGGCAAGGACGCACGAACCACCCGCCGAGCAGGACGCAGAGCGGGATTTTCACAACGCAGAAAGGACGCGAGATGAGCACTGCATTGACAACCCACAACGCGGCTGGTTCGCTGGCCGTGACAACCCAAAGCGAGCCCTCGTTTGAGTCACTCGTCAGCATGGGGGATGCCCTGCGGAGAACCGGCTTCCTGCCGAGCCACATCAAGGACGGCGTTTCGTTTGCGGCCATCGTCTTGATGGGCCGGGAGTTGGGCATGGGGACCATGGCCGCCTGCCGCAAGTTGCAGGTGATCAAGGGCACTGTGACCGAGCGGGCCGACTCCCAGCTGGCTCGGTTCAAGTCGTGCGGCGGACGGGCTCAGTTCAAGGAGTTGAGCGAAACAAAAGCCGTGCTTTGGCTGAAGCATCCCAACGGCGACGAGCACACCGAGACGTTCACGATTGAGGACGCCAAGCGTGCCGGCCTTGCCTCAAACGACAACTACGCGAAGCACCCGAAAGCGATGCTCCGCAGCCGAGCCATCACGGCAGGGCTCAAGAGCATCGGCTGGGAAGGTGCGGTCGGCATCTACGACCCGGACGAGATCGCCGTTTCCGAGTCGCCCGCTGAGCCCATCGTCATGCGTCCGCAGTTCGAGGGCGGTGCCCGCGAGCCGACGGCGGTCGAGAAGGCCCGGCTGGCGATCAACCGTGCTCGCTCGCTGGACGACTGCGACCGGCTGCGTGACCTGATCCGCCAGCGTCATGCCGAGGGTGTGCTGACGGACGCCGAGCAGGACGACCTGGTGGATCTGCTCAAGGGCAAGGCCGAGATCATCATCGGCGAGCCGGCCGAGGAGGTGACCGCATGAGCCGCGTGAAACTGGCAGGCGTTGACGTGTGCTCGATCGTCGGACGGCTCATGAGATTCGGCGTGCCGATGGACTACGCCGAGGCCGTCGGTGATCTGCTCAACAGTGCGACAGCGGCCAACTCCGAGGCAAGGTACCTCCGCGAGCAGGTCGAGTTCCTCATGCGGTTCGCACCGCCCGAGGTCCGCGAGCCTGGGAAGCCGGTGGTGCCACACGATTGTCGCAGCAAGTGGGAGTGACGAACTACGGACGCCCCGCCATGGGCGAAGCAGGTTGAATCATCGCAGCCGCAGTGGCCGTTCCGCGGGAGTATCGAACAGACCACCGCAGCCGCAGCGCCGCCTCCTGGCGTGAAGCGACCGGATGCCGCACGACACGCGGCCAATACACGAAAGGATGCGTTGTGAAGATCTACCTGGCTGGTCCGATTCACGGCCAAACCGACGAGCAGTGCCGAGCGTGGCGGCATTCGGCCCGCGTATCGCTGGAATGCGTCGGGCACGAAATCGTTGATCCTATGGACCGCGACTACCGCGGCGTTGAGGACGAGCACGCCGAGGACTTGGTGGTTGAGGACAAGGAAGCCATTGAGTCTTCAGACGCAGTTTTGGTGAACGCCAACGTTCCCAGCTGGGGCACGGCCATGGAAGTGATGTACGCCACGAGCTTCGGCAAGCAGGTCGTGGCGTTCGCCACGCACGCGAGCTCGCCGACGATCAGCCCGTGGCTCAGGTGCCATACGCACGCGATCTACGAATCGCTCGGCGCGGCCGTGTGCGGCATCGCCACAGGCTCATCCCAAGGAATGAGGTGACCAATGCCAGAAAGACAGCGTGTTGATGTTGCCCGCGTGAAGCAGCTGCTCGCCAAAGGCGTTGCCCAGCACCAGATCGTCAAGCGTCTGGGGCTTAGCAAGTGCACGGTTTCACGGATCGCTTCCGGCAAATACCCGGAGGCCGTGGCATGAGCGTCTTTCTCGACTCCCAGTGCGACCTGCCGCTGTTCGCCCAGCGAGCCCCGGCCGTTCGCGGTTCGCAAACGTCGAACGACGCCGCGGATTCGCTGGACGCGCCGACGCTCAACGCCATGCAGCGGCGCGTGCTCGAACTGCTCCAGGCCACCCCCGAGGGGCTGACCGACGAGGAGATGCAGACGCGGCTCGGGATGAACCCGTCAACGCAGCGGCCACGGCGGATCGAGTTGGCACGGCGAGGGATGGTGGTCGAGGCCGGGACCAGGCGGACGGCGAGCGGGCGGATGGCCACGGTGTGGAGGGTTGCGTGATGACTAAGCCATGGAGACAGCGATACATCGCTCACCTGGCCAGCCCTTACTGGGCCGAGCTGAAACGCAAGGTTACCGCGCGTCGCGGTAACAAGTGCGAGCGATGTGGCAAGAGTGGATGCGG